GCATTACCAGCCCTCCATACTTTGGGCTGCGGGACTACGGGCACGAGGGGCAGATTGGCCTTGAGCAGACACCAGAGGATTACATCAAGGCTATGGTCGAGGTGTTCCGGTGCGTCAAGGATGTTTTGGCTGACGATGGGACGCTGTGGGTGAATATTGGGGATAGTTACTACAACACAAACCCGGGTAGTGGCGGCAAATGCGTTTTACCGGGCGCTGGAAGGGCGATGCGTGAAGCTAGGTATCACAACGCAAAACGCGATTTTTCTGGAACTGACTTAAAACCCAAAGACCTGATCGGTATCCCATGGATGCTTGCCTTCGCCCTCCGCGCTGATGGCTGGTATCTGCGTCAGGACATCATCTGGCACAAGCCCAACCCTATGCCTGAGTCTGTGCAAGACCGCTGTACTAAGGCGCACGAGTATGTGTTCTTGCTATCAAAGTCGGAGAGGTACTACTTCGACAGCGAGGCCATTGCGGAGCCTGTTGCGGCCAGCACAGTGGATCGCCTGAATCAGCCAACCTTAGAACAACAGGCTGGCAGCAGCAGGGTTCCCGGCAAGACTAACGGCAACATGAAGGCGGTTGGCAACACAGATATGCGAAACCGCCGCAGTGTCTGGACGGTGGCAACCAAGCCCTATAAAGGTGCTCACTTTGCCACCTTCCCGCAAGAGTTGATTGAGCCGATGGTGCTTGCTGGAAGCAGAGTTGGAGACATTGTGCTGGATCCATTCATGGGATCGGGGACAACCGCTCAGGTTGCTCATCAACTGAGCAGACGGTATCTGGGCTGTGAGCTGAATCAGGATTACAAGGTCTTGCAGGATGATCGCCTGATGCAAACCTGCATGGAGTTACTGTGACCAAAGATGAGAAGCGTCACATGAGCCGGGTTGCAGAACTGGGTTGCATCGTCTGCCGGAGGATGGGCTACATCGGAACTCCAGCAGAGCTTCACCACCCCCGCTCCGGTACAGGCATGGGCAAGAGGGCCAGCAATTACGACGTACTCCCCTTGTGCCCCGAACATCACCGTGGCAACACCGGAGTCCATGGACTGGGAACCAAGGGATTCGTGAAGCACTGGGGGTTCACGGAAGCAGATTTGCTGGCTGAGGTTAGGCAGTTGCTCGGGAATGCCCCGTAGAGCCTCTCCTGCGGCGCTAGGAGCCACGATCAGGGGCTGGTTGGTATCAGCGATCCTCCGGCGACAAAAAACGCTCTAAAGCCCCAAAATCCTGAAAAGTGTAAAAGTTGTAAATTCTGGAACATCTGGCTTGACCGGGGTAAATGTCTAACGTAGAGTTACACCCATGCACTCAGTTGAGTGTCTAACAGCGAAGGAAAGCGACATGAACTATGCAAATCACTACGGCTACAGCGACGTTACTCCTTATGAGGTTGTTCGCGTGATTAGCGACAAGACCCTTGAGATCCGCGAGATGGATGCGGTGCGGGACGAGAGCGTGAAGCTGGAGTGGGTGGTTGGTGGTTTTGCTGGGCACTGCGTCAACCAGCGGGAGCAGAAGTGGATCATCAGCAGCAACCCCCAGAACCCCGTCAAGCGTATCCGTCTAGGCAAGAAAGGTTGGAAGGACGCCCACGGCGGTCGTTACGGGCTGTCGGATGAGCCGCGCCGCTTCTACGACTACAACTTTTGATAGCGAAGGAAAGCGAAATGAACGAAAAAGCCCTTGTTGAGCATCTAGAGATGGCTCTGGGAGTTGTGAAGGCCATGCACGAACTGTCGAACCAGACGGAAATCTTCAACGCAGCAGATAGCTGTCTGGAGGCTCAGGGTCTCAACTATGCTTCGATCATCAGAACGATGGCAGTGCTGGAGTACGAGATTGACCGCCTCAAAACAATTGCATAAAAACTTGTTGACAAGCCTTTTGATCTAACGTACAGTTACACCCATGCAATCAATCACGGTTGCAAACACAGCGAAGGAAGCGAAATGAAGACTCTGACCAACATCGATGCTCTCGGTTCCCTTCTTGCTCAGATTGCCGAGCTTCAGGCTCAGGCCGATGCGATCAAAGACTCCCTGAAAGATCAGGCAAGCCTCTCTGGTGAGAAGATCTTCGAGGGCGAGCTGTTCAAAGCCACCTACGTTGAGTCCAATCGCTCCACCGTAGATTGGAAGGCGATCTCCAAGGTCCTGAACATTCCTGCCGATCTGATTGCTGCCAACACCAAGACCACTGCGGTCTTCTCTGTCAAAGTCACCAGCCGTTAATCGGAGGCCAGCATGAGCAGAACAATCGACACCCTGCTGGCCACGCGCCGCTGGATCGCTCACATCGACGACGAGCGTGCAGAGGGCAACAGCATCATCGTCACCCTCGAAAAGGGCTGGGACTTTAAAGATGAGAAGGGCTGTGGCGTGCGGGGCTTTGACACCCTTGCCGAGGTGAGGTCACTCACCACCAGAGCCTGCGTCACTCAGCACACCATCCACCTGTAAACCAACGGGGCTTCGGCCCCTTCAAGGAACCATCATGGAAAAGATCGACGCACTAAAGCAATGGAAGTTGGAAGGATTGGAAGAAGTAGATGCAGTTCTGGATGCGTTGTTTGCCGCCATCAGGGAAGGCGACGTTAACGTCAAGGTTAGCTACTACGACGTAGTTAAAGCACAAGCCTTCATCAAAACCATCAAGGATCACCTATGAAGCCGCGAGTCGAGGAGACTTATCAGCGGGAGGGGGTTTACGCCCGCATCAAGGGACAGGCCATCTGGGAGGTACGCCCTGACGAGGATGAGAGGTATGTCCTGCTAGGTCCGGGGCACAAATCAATCCATCGTGGCTACTATGAAGCAGTGAAAGAGGGGATCAGGCTTGCGTCACAACCCGCACAAAAAAGTGCTTGACAATCCCGTTGATGTAACCTAAGATTGCACCATCAATAGACTACACAGCGAAAGGATAGATGATGTACAAAGTCACGTTCGATACCACGATTGCAGGAATCCCGGCTCAGATCGGGGTGGTTCACTACATGAAGGCTCCGGCAACTTACAGGGGTCACAGCGACCTAGATTACTGGGGTTACAGTGAGTGCGATTGGGAAGTCTTGGATCGCAAGGGATACAAAGCGGACTGGCTTTCAAAGAAGCTGACGCAGAAAGAGATCGACCGTATTGAGAACGAAATCGAGGTGATGTGTGGTTGATTACGTCGAGGGTCTTCTGGAGATGAAAGACCGTTTAAAGAGGGTCGAAGAGGCCCTTTTAGCGCAGCAGTATAGAGAGGCAAGGTTGTTGTTGGGTGACATCCGTCATGCAGCCGGAGAAACGGATTCTCAGATCGTCAAACAATTCAAGGTGGAGTTAGGTCGTGGATAAGGTAGACGAGCTACTGGCGGTAGGTACAATGATCCTGCTGGTTCTGGTGGCTTGCTTCTCCCCAGACCTGCTCCCAGCAGGAGGTGGATGAACACCTGCAACCGGGGCATCAATCTGTCTCCTTCGTGAGATGTGACCCGGCTGACACCCCGGAAAGACGGGGAGCAACACGCATGGGGATTGTCCGTTGCTTCGGCGGCGGTGAACAGACTGGCCCAGTACAGTCCCCAGCCGTGTTGGTGACGACCAGCAAGCCGGATTTACGGTGCAATACCATAGGCGGCTCAGCCCTAGGCGAATGACCTGAGATGACAGCTAGGAAAGACTAGCCGTGTTCCTGCCCGATCAGCAGGACCAACACGCATGGGGGTTGGTTGAAGGTCGCTACTTTGACGCCGAAAGGCTTTCCGATCCACTGTCCGGACAGCAGCGAGAGGATGTAGCCCCCAGTCGTATTGGAGATGAATATGCCAAAGGCAGAAAGCCCAAAACAAAAGCCTGTAGAACCCAAAAAAACTGGTAGACCCTCTAAGTACAGTCCAGAGGTCGCCCAAAAGATATGTGAGCTACTCAGCGAAGGCGTTCCATTACGAGAGATATGTCGTATGGAAGGGATGCCCGCTTGGCGCACAGTTTATGACTGGGTGTACAGAGACGATTCAGCCGGAGAAGATGGTGTTGGTCTTTCCGCAGCCATCGCGCGAGCTAGAGAGGCTGGTTATGCTGCTATGGCGGAAGAGTGTCTGACCATAGCCAACACCCCGCTGTACGGCGAGATCGTCACGGATGACGGTGAGAAGCTGATTGTCCGCAAGGAGGATATGCTTGGCCACCGTAAGCTACAGATCGAGACCCGTCTAAAGCTATTGGCTAAGTGGGATCCCAAACGATACGGAGACCGTGTAGCACTGACGGGTGCTGAAGACGGCGCTCCGATCAAGATAGAGAGCCGACAGCTATTTGATGCTGTCCTGACGAACTTGGAAACCCGTAGACAGTTAGGTGAAGAATGACTCCCTTGGTACGCGAACTGTCCCGCATCATTGACCACCCCGAAAAGTCTCACTGGTTTGATCTGGGCAATGTGGGTTCTCACATTGACTGGGAGAACGATCCCGAACGGCTGCTCCACCTCCCTTTCGATGACATCATCCTCGTAGGGATTGCGGGGCCAGACAAGTTCTGTATCCGAGCCTCCTTTAGATCAGACAACGTAGCCGTAGCAGGGTTCTGGTTGACCCCAAAGATGCTTCAGATAGCCCCGTTTGCGTACTGCGAGCACGAAGGCAATCTGAAGATCATCTATACGGATGACAAGCAGAAACAAGCAGCCAGAGCAGCACTGGCGCTACTAGATACCCTTCTGACTCGTTTAGAAGCCCCACAGACGGCTTTCAGGATGCAAGCGAAGGACTCCTTCACCTCCCGCAGAAAGATCGCTCAGGGGAAGCCTCCTCAGTATTCATGGACAACTGTAGAGGTCAAACCCCGACAGAAGGGAGAAGGTAGCGGTACTCACGCATCCCCGAGGGCGCATGACCGCAGAGGGCACTGGAGGTCGCTGCCGAAGGGCAAGGTCTGGGTCAAGCCCTGTAAGGTAGGGGATCCCAGTAAAGGAACTGTGTTCCACGATTACAAGGTGGCGGCTTGAGGCCCCTGTATGAGTCCTCCCAAGATCTCCAGAACGAATCTGCCGTGGCTCTTGAGATGTCCAAAAGGTGGAAGTGCCACTTCGACAAGCTCCCTATCAAGTACAACGTCGATTACTGCCTCACCAAAGGTGCAGACATCGTTGCTCTTGCAGAGGTCAAGTGTCGGTCCTATTCCTACTCCCAAATAGATCAGATGGGTGGATACATGATCTCCTCTCATAAGTGGGTCATGGGAGCTACGTTTGCTGACTCTATGAACATTCCCCTGATTCTTATAGTTAAGCTGACTGACGGGATATGGTGGACGAAAGAAAGGTCGAAGAAACTAGTCTTAGGTGGCAGACTCGACAGGAACGACCCTCAAGACATTGAGCCTTGTCTCTTGATCCCGATGAGTGCGTTTCAACGTGGATGACATCCTTGATCTATTGAAAGACCCGGAGACACGAAGGAAGTTCGAACTACTGTCTCAAGAGGATCAAGCAGCCTTCGCATGGAGGGCTAATTGGTTGTCTGCTGCTCACAAACACCAAATCCTTCCTCCGGGTGATTGGTCGATCTGGCTGATGCTAGCAGGAAGGGGTGCTGGAAAGACCAGAACAGCCGCAGAACAGATCGGATGGTGGGCGTGGACCTATCCTAAGACTCGGTGGTTGGTAGCGGCTCCTACGTCGTCTGACGTTCGTGCAACTTGCTTTGAAGGCGATTCAGGGCTGCTGTCTGTTATTCCTCAGATACTGGTAGCCGACTACAACAAGGCTCTTCACGAACTAAAGCTGACGAACGGGAGTCTCATCAAAGGGATTCCTGCTAGTGAACCCGAGCGATTCAGGGGGCCACAGTTCAACGGTGGATGGGCTGATGAGTTAGCGGCTTGGGACTATATACAAGAGGCGTGGGATCAGATGCAGTTTGGTCTGCGGCTAAAACTTCCTGATATGCCGACCCGACTGATCTGTACGACAACCCCGAGACCTAAGGACCTGATTCTGGATCTGCTGAATCGGGATGATGTTCGGGTTACAACAGCTAGTACCTATGCCAACATCAAGAACCTGTCTGAGAACTTTCAGAGGCAGATTCTCCAGTACGAAGGTACGAAGTTAGGTAGACAAGAGATCCACGCAGAGATCATCGATCCAGAGGATGGGGGAATCGTAAAGAGGGAGTGGTTCAAGCTCTGGCCCTCAAAGAAAGAGTTCCCGAAGTTTGAGTACATCCTACAAAGCTACGATTGTGCTACGTCGGAGAAGACTCAGAACGACTACACGGCGTGCGTGACTTATGGGGTATTTAAACCGCAGGATGGGCCAATGTCGGTGATGATCATTGATTGTTGGCAGGATCGGATGCAGTACCCTGATCTCAGGCAGAGAGTCATTGATGACTATGAGGTTATTTACGGAGAGGGGCGGGACAAGAAGCGCGTAGATGCGATCTTGATTGAGGATAAGTCTGCGGGGATCAGTCTAATTCAGGATCTGATGAGGGCGCACCTGCCTGTAGCCTCGTACAACCCCGGCAGAGCCGACAAGATGCAGCGGCTGAACATCGTGTCCCATGTGATCGCCAGAGGGCGCGTATGGGTTCCTGAAAGCGATAGAAGGAAAGGATTTGTGAAAGACTGGGCAGAGCCATTCATCTCGCAGATATGTTCGTTCCCTGAGTCAACATTCGATGACCTAGTAGACGCTGGGGTACAGGGTTTAAGGTGGCTAAGAGACGCAGGCTGGTTGGAAGTCGACCCTCCCCCCAGAGATGATTGGGACGAAGAGGATTATGTTGACTCTGGAAGGACCCGAGAGAATCCATATGCAATCTGAACTGGTAAGGATTGCTTACAGGTTGAATATCTAACTTTATGTTGCGTATTGACAGAGATAATCAGGTGGATAAAATTCTAATCACTGTCGGGCTGGTAATCCGATAGCAGCGCCACACAGCGAATACCGAACCCATTGGGGGCCGGGCTTCGTCAAAGCACATGGAAGGGGTGTGGACCAACCATGTAGCGGCAAACCAAGCCTAAAGCCTGTCACCCAATGGGTTTTTTGCTTTGGTGTGCCTCTACAGATTGCGGTACGTCGGTGGGTCTGTAGAAACTATCCCGTTACACGAGCAAGCCAAAGCGGGAAGCATGGGCTAGGTCTAGAGTGCGGTGGTGTACTGAAAAGTCTGGACGACGCGAACGCGACGAACGGCTCCATACAAGGGGAACTCGCGCTAGCGGAGCGAAAACTGTTTAGTTACGGTTAGGCTTCGCTATGCTCAAAACTCACCACCAAGGGGTTCTAAAACATAATAGAACCTATATCAATGAATAAAACTTACTCCTTTTACTACAACCCCGATAATCTAACTACATCAGCTCATCTTTGGAGAGGTAAGGATACCTACTGCAAGATGCTGAGTCAGAAGAAAATGAGGCGGGGTGCGAAGCAAGTTCTCCCAACGGTGAATCCGGGGAGGAAAATCTGCAAACTGTGTGTCAGTGAACTTGCTAGGCGGGGCTGACAATACGGTATATCATTCATGGGGTAAGGAGGAAGTATGGAACGAATCCTCGGGGGTCTGCCGATGACCCAACCCACATCAGACATCCCTCCGGTTGAAGAACCTATTCTTGGTGGTGATGTTCGATCCATCTTTCGTCCGGACGAGACGAAGCTAGATAAAGCCAAAGGACTTGCGGATGCAGGTCTTTCTCTTTTTGGTGCGTTAGTACACGGTGTTCCCGCCCAGTTCATGGGGAAGATGGGACCTGAGTTCCAAGCCAAGAGATTCCGTCCTCCGCAAACACCTGCGGGTGAAAGATACTTCGATGTTGCTGCTGAGGCTTTAGGAAAGGTTGCAGAAGCCTTCCCGATGCAGCCCACAGCCTTCACCTCCCCTGCAAACATCCTAGCGGGTCCTGCTGTCGCTCAGGCGGGGGCTAAAGCAGCAGATGTTAATGCCATGGCTCAGAAGGCTCTGCAAGCCGCTGGAGGCCGTCTAGAGAAGGCTGTCGAGAAACAGGTCTACAGCACGATGGAAAAGGGTGGGTTACCTGCTGAGATCCTTCAGGGGATGACGCAAGGGACGCAGAGTTTCATGGTCCCCCAAAGGGTCG